GAGTGATGAGCGATGCGGCAATTAAAGACATCTGTGAAACTGTATTCTGGATATTCATTATTTGGATGATCTTTAGATAAATTAGGGGAGAGAGTGATGGATAGATTTATTGTAGGAGTGTTTGGAATATGGGCTTTTGCTTCATGGCTCACGCACGTCGTCGTATGCTTACAGGCGGCGAAGTGGGGGTTCTTAATCGCCGGAGCCATCTTGGTTCCCATTGCTTTTGTCCACGGCACAGGCGTTTGGTTTGGAGCATGGTAATGGACAACCCGCATTATGTGACGCCTGAAGAGGCTAAAGAAAAAGCCTGTGCTGTTGACCCGCAAAATTGGTCATGTTCTGGCCCATCGTGTATGGCGTGGCGGTGGCAATCTACGGGATACGTCGCAACTGATGACGGCAAGATGGAAGAGATATTCAGCACAACCCACGGCTATTGCGGGATGGTGCGGTCATGAATCTTAATATGGAAGTGATAAAAGATTTGTTAATGCCGTTAGTCAGAACCGTTGAAATGGAAATTTTAACGCCAGTTTTTCCAGATGCATACGCCCAACTTTTGGTTGTTGGGGGTGAATTGTTTTTATCTGTTGAAACGTCAAGAGACCCGTTAATTGTGACCGTATACAAATTATTAACGCAGGAAGAGATATTGGATAATTCATACAAAAGAACCTTGCGGCCAAAATTGGAAGAGAAATTTAATCTGTTGGTCGCATGGAAAAACGGGGAGACTGTGCAGTGATTGAATGGCAACCAATAGAAACTGCGCCGCAAGGTAAAATCCTTCTCTTTTATTTTGAAGATTTAAATTTGGCTTCTGTTGGCTATTACGACCCCGATTTTTTGGCGTGGGTCTCAATAGATACAGATGAGCCTTATGAAACTACACCCACCCATTGGATGCCATTACCGGAGCCGCCAAAATGAAGCGCATAGTCATTGCCGCCATGATGATGGCAACACCTGCTCTGGCGGCGAAACCCTCTATGCTATGCCGAGCCAAAGACAACGGCGAGATGTATTCCATAATCGCAGTGGATCAGGGAAAAGTGCTGTTTCAGATGGGAGCCGGAGAATACCTTGAAGGCGAAGGCACAATGCTAGACAAGAACCTTATAGCCATGACCGTAAATGCCGAGAACGGTAAAGCCTACATGGTCGTGGATGGCCGGACAAGCGATGGTCTGATCAAGTTAGAATACAACGATGGCCGGATAAATCAGCACCCGATACATTGCATATTTAAATGAGGTTATAAGTTTATGACTAAAACTATTTATTGGGCCCCTATGGTTGGAGATAATTATGTGATGTCTTATCTTGATCAGCGCGAGCCAGACCGATTGCTGAATCATGTAAATAAAAATAGCTTTCAGGAATACAGAGAGCCAATTCACAACTTTAGATTTTGTCCGGCGTTCATTGATCTTTTCAAAAACACTTATGCCCTAAGATTTACTCATGATTACAAATTGGAGTTTTTTGACAACACTGTTGCTTCAAAGATGATTGATGAGGATTTTTTCAAAAGCCAAGTTAGATGGCGGTCTGATGACAAGAGATTTCTTGGGTTCAATCTGTTCTATTATTTCTTCTGCGAAGAAGACATGACCATGAGCCTGACACCATCATACTTTGATGACAACTCATTTAATTCTTCAGCTATTCTAATGCCGGGAACTTTCAGCATATCAAAATGGTTCAGACCAGTTGAATGCGCTTTCATAATAAGAAAAGACAGCAATGAATTGGTCATGAATAAAGATGATATATATGCCTATGTTCATTTTCACACGGATGAAAAGATCAGGTTCAAACGCTTCCATGCCACGCAAGAAATTATAGACCTTGGGGCCAACTTTATTCGTTTTAACAAAAAGAATTTGCGTCCGACAATGTCTATGATCCCATTTTATGACGCATTTGCCCGCACTAAAATGAAAAAAATGGTCATGAAAAAAATTAAAGAAAATCTTCTGGATTGACCATGAAGATTACATTTACGCCCACAACTGAAGGCGCAAAGCTAACGCCGCCAGAGCCGATTAGAATGCACTTGCCTAAGTGGTATAAGGATGTTTCTCCGGTAATCTCAAACGATGTGCCGTTTCCGAAAGCGGGCAACTTTACCGTCAAAAAGTGCATACCTGTTCTGGACTATCTGACGTCTGGATATTTGATGCGCTTTACAACTGAAGTGGCAATTATTCCCGAAGAGACAGTAGATGAGCAAGCTTTTGCATGGGAATTGCCCATGGCCATGAACATGGTTGATACGCATCCCCACGCTCAATGCCCGATCACAATTAAGGGAAAGAAACGACCTTATATCCGGTTCAACACCGAGTATGTGGTAAAAACGCCGCCGGGCTATTCATGTCTCGTCTATCAGCCGCTGATGCATTTTGAGAACCGTTTTACCTTCATTTCGGCCATAATTGATACGGACGTATATGATGGAGAAATGAAAGCAACCGGATGGATTGACGGGCAAAAGCCATTTGTCATTGAGATCGGAACGCCAATGGTAGCCCTTTTCCCATTCAAACGTGACGAATGGAAGATGGAAATTAAAGAGCAATTGCTTGACAAGTCAAAAAGCAAAGTTGAGGCGTTTTTGAATAGAAAGTTTTACAACTTCTACAAACAGTTTTTCCATAAAAGAAAAAGATACGAGTAGGTATTACAATACCACATCGGCGGCTGTAATCGGCCCCACCTTATGAATCCGCGCGGTATCAGTGAGTCAGTATGATTTTATTAAGATGCATCCTCATGGCTAGCGGTTGAGGGGGGATAGTAAGGGGGGAGATTCGGAACGCGGTCAATGATGCCAGATCAGTTTTCCGCATGGTCCTATTGGTCCAGATTGGTTATGGTGCCAGATTGGGGTAGGTAATGGTGCCAGATTATTATGGACGGACAGGCTTTGGATCAGGACGCAAAGATCGTGCGTCCCCATCCCTGTGACACTAAATTTGATCCTCTGACGGCAATAGCGTATAGTCGGCAGATCATTACGAGGGCGAACCCATGCCATTGACACCCGGTCTTAACCCATCAATCCGTCTTGAAGACGAGCAATCCGAAGCCCCGATTGAGGGCATGGATGTTCAGGTTGAGATGATTGAAGACGGTGAAGACAGTCCAGACATGGACATAGATGGCAATATTCTCCGCATTGAGCATGCCGACGGCACAATCAGTGTCTCACTGGACGGTAGCCCAATTGAGCAAGTTAAAAAGAACAAGCCGGAAGGTTGGTTTGCCAACCTTGCAGAAGAAATTGACGACCACGAACTTGGTCGCATATCCGAAGAATTGCTCCGTGGCATCAGCAACGACCTGACAAGCCGTGAGGAATGGATACAGGAGCGCGCTCAGGGCATCAAACTGCTCGGCCTCAAAGTTGAAATACCGGGCTTGCAGGGAACGCCAGACGGCGCGCCTGTAGAGGGCATGAGCAAGGTCCGCCACCCGCTTCTTTTGGAGGCGGTATTGCGCTTTCAGGCCAATGCGCGGTCAGAATTGCTTCCGACCGATGGTCCGGTAAAGGTCCGTGACGATTCAACTGATGGCTCGCCAGACCGAGACAAGCTGGCCGACGCCCTTGAAACAGACATGAACCATTATCTGACGGTGACGGATAAGGCTTACTATCCTGACACCGACAAAATGCTTTTCATGCTTGGTTTTGGCGGCACATCTTTCAAAAAAATCTACTTCTGTCCGCTTCGTAACCGACCTGTATCCGAATCAATTGATGCTGACGACTTGATCGTCAACAATGCGGCCACGAGCCTTGATACGGCTCGCCGCGTCACGCACCGCATCTATATGCGCCCGTCCGTTGTTAAGCGCATGCAGATCATCGGAGCCTACAAAGATGTGATGCTGTCCACGGCCAAGGCTCCTGATCTTGATGCTGTGCAAGAAGAGAAGAAGGCGGTCCAAGGCGTCCAAATGCAGAACGCCAATCCCGAGGACAATGATCGGGAAATTTACGAATGCTACTGCGAATTGGACATCAAGGGATACGAACACGAGTTAAACGGCGAAAAAACTGGCCTTGAAGTGCCGTATCGGGTCACAATTGACGTTTCTAGCCGCCAAATCTTGTCTATCGTCCGCAATTACAACGAAGATACAAAGGATTTGCCCGAAGCACGGGTCAATTTCGTCAAATATACCTTCGTCCCCGGCATGGGCTTCTATGACATCGGCCTTCTGAACATTCTCGGCAACACCACAAACGCTGTCACGGCGGCTTGGCGCGAACTTTTGGACGCGGGCATGTATGCCAATTTCCCCGGCTTCCTGTATTCCAAGCAGTCTGGCCGTCAAAACAGCAATATTTTCCGCGTTCCCCCCGGTGGTGGCGCACAGATTGACACCGGAGGCGGTCCAATTCAGCAGGCAGTGATGCCTTTGCCGTATAAGGAACCTTCTCAGGCCCTGAACGTTCTTACTGAGCAGATCAGCCAATATGGCCAACGCCTTGGCGGCACATCTGAAGTGGCAGTCGGCGAAGGCCGTCAGGATGCGCCTGTCGGCACCACGATTGCGCTCATTGAGAATGCTATCAAGGTGCTTAATTCGGTCCACAAGCGGCTCCATGCGGCTCAGGCTGAAGAGTTTCAGTTGTTGGCGCAGTGCTTCCGCGACAATCCGCAGTCGTTCTGGGAGCGCAACAACAAGCCCGCAGAGCCTTGGGACGAGCAGAAGTTTCTTGCGGCCCTGAATGACTTCCTTTTGGTGCCACAGGCTGACCCGAATACGTCGTCCAACACGCAACGCATCATGAAAGTGGCTGCGCTCGTCCAAATGGCGACGGCTGATCCGGCGGGCTTCAACCTGTCGGAAGTGCGTAAAGAGGCTTTGACGGCGATTGGTTGGAACAATGCCGACCGCTTCCTCGCTCCGCAGATGCCGCCAGTGCCAAACCCCGCTGATCAGGCCAAGGCGATGGATAGCCAAGCCAAGATGCTGACCGCGCAAGCCAAGATGGCCGAGGTTCAGCACAAGGTTCAGGGTGGCGAGAACCCGCAAACAAATCCGGCTGAATTGCAGTTGGAGGCCTTGAAAGAACAGAATAAGGCCGCCGAGATTGAAATGAAGGCGGCGGATGTGCAATTGGATAATATAAACCGCATGCGTGATCGGGAAAGCCGTGAACGTCTGGCGGCAGTTAAACTGGCTGAAGAAGTCATGAAGAACCCTATGGATGGCATGGCGGTTGTTCGTGAACTGATTTCGCCAAACATGCTCCAGCGGTTGGAGGCCAATGAGCCTGCTCCCGTGCAACCCCCAAGGCTGAATGGCTGAATTGATTAGGGACTACGGAGCCGTCATCACTGCGGTATGCGTGATGATTTGGCTCTCACTGGTTTTTATATCGTTGCGTTGGTTGATTCTGCTCTTTCTTGGCAAATATGACCCGATAAGGTAGATTGTCGCCATCACGTGGGGACAGTGCGATGGCTGACAATTTGGCAGATGATGAAGTTCAAAAGGCTTTGGCTGTAGCCCGTCAGCCGTCAAATCTCGTCACTGAAGCCGACCTATATCAGCCATCCATATCTGAGACGCTGTATGACATCGGCGCGGCATTGCCGAGTGCCGTGTCTAATTATGTTTCGTCTGTGCCTGAGCGGTTCTCAGCCGCCAAAGAGCGCATCAGCCAAATGTCGCCGTCTGAAATAGCGCAATCGGTCGGTGCATCGGCGAAATCCATGTTTGTTGACCCGGCGGTGCAGATGTTCACCGCGCCCGGTCGTGCGTATCAGGGGCAAATCCCGCAAGAGCAGATGCTTCCGGAAGCATTGAATTTTGCCGGAATGGCAACTCTTGGCGGCATACCCGCTTCATATGCTGAACGTGCGCCCGGCGTAATGCTTGGCACATCTGGTAGCCGTATGGTTCCAGAGGCAGCGGCGGTTGAATTAGCAAAGCGTGAACTAACGCCTCTTGGCTTCTATAGCCACGGCGCAGAAGCGGCATTGGCATTGCCACAGGCCACTGGCTCTGTTGACCAGATGATTGCCATGTTGCGTAAGCAATCAGGCGTCACGGAAGCCGAATTGCGTAATGCGGGTTTGCTTACCGAAGATGGCCGCGTCAATCCTGATTGGCTTGCCAAAAGTAAAATTGGTCGTGAAGATATTGCGTCTCATTTGCGGTCATCTATGCCGCAAGTTGAAGAAACGGTTTACGGTCTTAAAGAACCGTTTGATGAAGAAAGATTGGGCCAATTACTGACGGAATATAATTCTCTTAAACAGCATCCAATTGATGATCCTTCATTTGGCGAGGATAAATATAATGAATTGATCCGTTTGATGAACATTAAAGATCAAAGCACAACAACAAATTTATATGATAGAGCAAATGACGCAATTGCAAGAGGTCAAAGAGCACAAGCCCGTGGTGATAAACAATTAGCAGAATCATATTTTAGAGAAGCAGAATTTCTTAATACTCGTGCTGAAAAATTAGATTTAGAAGGACATGGGTCTCAAAATCCGGCTAAATATGAACAGTATGCTTTGCCAGGTGGTAAAAACTATCGGGAAGTTGTTTTGCATTTGCCTGAACAACAAAAAAAATTAACAGAATATCAAGTTTTGCGACCAGATGGCGTAGCAGATAGTCGTTATATGTCTATTCAAGACGCGGCAAGAAGAGCGTTAGAAATTAACGGAACTGTTAGCGATCCGATTGAATCTAATATAATTAGTGGTTTTAAGTCACAGCATTTTCCTAATCTAAACATTCTTGCTCATATCCGCATGGCTGACCGCACCGGACCAAACGGTGAGAAGATATTGCATGTAGAAGAAGTGCAATCTGATTGGGGGCAGAAGGGCAAGAAAGAAGGGTTTAGTTCTACAGCAGATGTAAATAAATTTAAAATTGGCGAAATGCCAGAATTTAACTCCAAATATAATGGTGATTTTTTTGATTCATGGCAGTTAACGGCTGGAAATCAAAATCTTGGTCAAATCCGTAAATTAAAAGAAGGGAAAAAAATTAAATACGTTCCAAGTTTAGTATTGAGAGAAGGTGTAATAAAAGATCACGGAAAATTTGACACATATGAAGAAGCATTAAATGCGGTAAAAAATTTAGAAGTTTTTGGTCATAAGCAGACGCATACCACGGGTAATATGCCGTTTGATGTAGAGGGGATAAATGCTCTTTATTTGAATAAAGATGAAGCATTGAGTGGCGCAAAAAAACATGGATTGCCATCTGCTCCATACGTTACATCTACATCTGGATGGACTGACCTTGCCATGAAGCGCATTCTTAAAGAAGCGGCAGAAGGCGGCTATGACAAGGTTGTGTGGACGCCGGGCGCGGAACAAGCGGGCCGTTATGATTTGAGCAATCAAGTTGACAAATTGCTTCATAAAAAAAATCCAGATGGGACATACCAAGTCAGCGCACAAATTCAAGGCCGTGGTCAAATGTTGGGTAATGGCAGTCTTACAGAAAAAGAACTTGCCGACCATGTTGGGAAAGAAGTTGCTGAAAAAATTATTAACAGTGAAGGTAAAAAAGTAAATCTTGGCGGCAACAGTGTTTCACAGCCGGAGGATTATTGGAATGAACTTTCTGGCAATGGATTAAAAGTTGGCGGCGAAGGCATGAAGGAATACTACGACAAAATCCTCCCAAAACGCCTTCAAGAAGTGGCAAAACGACACGATAAGTCGGCAAAAGTTGGATACACAGAAGCATCTGGCACTGGCAGATATGAAGTTGTTTTGCCAAATGGTAAAGTAATTGCAGATTATCCAGATAAAGTGTCCGCTGATGCAATTGCACGAAATCAAAAAGGCGCAATTGTAAGAACAAGTAATATGTCTTTACCCGGTTTAGACATCACTCCTCAAATGCGTGAAAGCATATTGAAGGGACAAGGTGCATTTGCAGAAGGCGGTCGCACTATGGGCAATAACGCATTGGGCAATGCGCTCCGCATGGCTCGTGATCACTTTGATTATGGTGGCGATGTCCGTGGCGGCGATTCTCCATTTATGTCTCGTTCTGATTATGGATTGCGTAGCGTAGAAACGCCTAGTTTCCGTGAAGCAGAAGACCGCTCAATGCGCGAATACAATCGCGCAGTTGAAAGCGGGTGGTCTCCGACAAGTGATCGTGGTGGCGATGGGTCACGAACGCCAATGCAAGCGCAATTGGATCAAACGCTTTCAGGGCGTCAGTCTGGCTTTGAAGGTGCGCCGCCTGTCGCCATGCCATCAAACATCGGTGAGTTGCTTGGGTTCAATCGCGCTCGCCAGAACATGATGCAGAGCCAACAGCAACAGCAAGAAACTGAGCAGAATGAAATAAACCAAAGAATTAAAGACGCGCTTTCTATGGCTAGCGTAGGTCAAACTCAATTTGGCGACGCAAGTGCTTTGGCAAGTGGCTTTCCACCTGTAGAGAAGCAACAAGTTATCTGGGGTGGAGGTTTACGTGAAACGCCCGCATGGGCCGCAAATCAAGCGGTTGAACTTTCTCGCATGCCAAATGTCATGGGTCTACCCGCTGGCACTGCATTGGCTCGGACTGAAATGCCTGTTCAAGCTGAGTATTATGGCGCGCCGCAAGAAACGCCGGAGCAGATGTTTGCTCGTGGCGACTTTGGCCCGCAAATCAATGCACAGTTTGCAAGCGCGGGTTCGCCTTATGCTGTCACTCCGTCAGCACCACAGACAATGTTTGCGGGAACACAGCCCGCATTTCCGCATACACCAACACCAAGGCCTGAACCTGTCGCATTGGCTCAGGCGGCGGGAACACCGACTTCTTCTTTCAATACAGCATCAAATGTCCCACTTCCTCCCACGGTAGTTAGAGACCCAATTGCAGAAGCGGTCGCGGTGGCTTCGGCTCCAACATTTACGATGACGGCTGCGCCAGTTGAGGTCGCTGAAGTAACCGATCCATTAGCGCAAACTCCTGACGCACTTGTTTTGCCGGGCAGAAAAGCCGCGCAAACGGTGCCAATGCCGTTGGCTCGCCCAACTGACCTACAAAGTGCCGGATTGTTTGACAAAATCCGTTCCGATCTGGATTTGGCTACTGGTCAGCGCATCAATGAATTGGAAGCCGCAAAGCAATACGCGGGTGGCAGCCCTGAACAAGTTGCCGCCGCACTAGGCGTAAGCCCCGATGCTTTGAAGGCAAGAATCATCAATCAAGATGGCAAGCAAGTTGTAGATTATTACACTAAAGACTTGAGCGAAGCCTTGTTTGGCGACCCGCTGAAGGCACTCGGTGCGGGTATCGGCTCATTGTTTGGCGCTAAGACAGGCGACCAACAAGTTGCTGATGCTGTTGCGGCGGCTCGTGAAGGCGGCGGTGATAGAAATCAGCGACAAACGGCGACCGCTCCGGTTGCGGCAGAGGCTCCAAAGCCTCCGTTTATGACCGAATTGTCTGAAGGCAATCTTGCGTTGCCTCATGTAGACGGCCTGACAGCGCAACAATGGGCAAATGCAAACACGGGCGGCGACTTGAGCAAAGTCCATGCGCGTATCGTTTACAGGGACGGAGCGCCTCGCCTTGAATATTATACGGTTTGATTCATTCTGAATTGTGGAAATTTGAGAAACAGGATATATTCCGCACACCTTGCCGCCTAGGAGCCGCCTCTCATGTATAAACTCGCCAACTCGTCCCGTAAGGCTATGCAGGAAAAGGCCAAGCGCCTTGCCTCCGCTGACCCCCATCAAAAAGTTGATTCGTCTACTTGGACCCCTGCGGAACCGTTGGATACAGAAGCAAAGACGGGTGCCCGTCCTCTTGTTCGCCGCATCTATCGTTCTGGCGGCAAGGTTGAGGGCATGGCGGCTAAGAAGCGCGCTGACCGCGCCGCTCGCAAGTCTGGTGGCCGCACGGCTCCGTGGGTTGACGATTTGATCAACCGTGATGTGCGGACGGCAAACGAGGCGCGTGAAGGCAAGAAGCACGTTGGCGCTTTCAAGAAGGGCGGTCGTGCGGGTCATGCAAATGGCAAGAAGGTAGAAGACCCATACAAAGATACGGGTCGCCCTTTGTCTCCTGAACAAAAGGCAATGGCTGAGTCGGGCGTTGATCCGATGGAAGACCGTCCAAAGGTTCGCGTGGCTCCGCGCCCCGCCGCTTCAACTCGTCGTCCTGTCCCGATGCCAGTTCCGCGCCCCGCTATGTTGAAGAAGGGCGGCAAAGTCAGCCACATGGAATGGGAACATTCCAAGGCCGACCTCAAGCAAGACAAGAAGCTAGCCAAGAAGCACGGCATGTCCATGGAGGCTTGGGAAAAATCTGATTTGGACAAGAAGCACGACAAGCAACAGTCGGCTAAAGGTCTTTGCTATGGCGGCAAGGCAAAGAAAAACAAGGGCGGCTCAGTATTCTCTGGCAACAGCACGACCAAAATCCCCGGTGTTGTCGGTGGCCGCGATGCTCGCAAGCGCGGTGGCAAGACCAAGGGCAAGACAAACATCAGCATCAACATCATGCCGCAAGCGGGTGGCGCACCAATGCCTCCGATGGGCATGAAGCCTCTGATGCCTCCAATCGCTCCCCCAATGGCTCCTCCGGTTGGCGCTCCTCAAATGGGTGGCGCACCGACCGACCCCGCTCTCTTGGCGGCTCTTGCGGGCGGCATGAAGGGTGGTCCGGCTCCGATGCCAGCACCGATGCCAATGCCACGTAAGTCAGGCGGTCGCACAATCCATGTGATCAACCATGCGTCAGGCGGTGGCTTGGGTCGCTTGGAAAAGATTAAAGCCTACGGCGAGGCTCAAAAGAAATTGTCGTAATTTCCGTCCATCGGGAATACTCCAGAAGACTTGGCCGAGGCTAACCCCTCGGCCTTTTTTATTGCGGTGAACTTGCAATCATCGCAAAATCTTGCGCCATAAATTGTGACATAAGCAAAATATGGCACAGACATACGCTGACCGTTACATGCAAATCCTCGCTAACCTCATTGAGAAAACCATTGAGGAGGAGAAGGAATTTGTCACGCAAGCGCCGATTGTGGCGACTGAACATCACAATCATCGCATCGGTATCATCTCTGGATTGCGGAAATGCTTAGACCTCATGGATGAGGCTGAGTCTGTGCTGTTAGGCAAAGAAGGGAGATAACATTGCCTTACATGCGTATGAAACATGCGGTTGATCCCGCCAAGCAGATCATGCAGGAACTTGGTGATCTGTCTGACATCGGCGTTTACCGCAATCTTGTTCTGGTGGCGATTTACGTTCGTCCCACACAGACAGCTAGCGGTATCCATCTTTCCGATAAAACTACAGAAGAAGACAAGCATCAGGGCAAAGTTGGCCTAATTGTAAAGGCTGGTCCGCAGGCTTTTGTTGATCCTGAGAAGAAATGGTTTGACGGCAATCCCCCGAAAGAGGGCGATTGGGTTTATTTCCGTCCCGCCGAGAGTTGGGCAATCAATGTTCACGGCGTTGCATGCCGCATGCTTGACGACATTGATATTCGCGGCCCGCTGAAATTCCCCGACGGCGTTTGGTGAGTAAGAAAACATGGAAAATGTAGACGAAAAACAGCAAGAACTTGATCTTGAGGACAAGGTTGAAGTTGTTGATGACGAAGAGCCCGTGGTTGCCGAAGCGATTGCGGAAGATAAGCCAAGTCAGGAAGAAGTAACGCCTGATCAGGGCATTGAAGCACTCAAAAAACGGCTTGAAGACGAGCGGAAAGCCCGTGAAGAGGCCGAAAGACGCGCTTATGAGGCCCAACAACAGGTCCAAAAGGCGCAAAGAGACGTTCAAGATGGCGATTATCAGCTTATTTTGAGCGCAATTGATGCCACGAAGCGTAATGCCGACATTTTGAAGAACGGTTACGCCGAGGCAATGGCAACTGGCGACTATCGCAAGGCCGCTGACTTCCAAGAAGCCATCGCATTGAATGCCAACAAGCTGTCAACGCTTGAAAATGGCAAAAATGCCCTTGAAACCAAGCTGAAACAGCCTGTTCAGCCGATGCCTCAGAATGATCCGGTTGAGGCGCTTGCATCACAACTCACGCCACGCTCTGCGGCATGGGTTCGGGCTAATCCTGACGTTGTTCGTGATCCGCAAAAGTATCAGGACATGGTCAGAGCGCACAATCACGCAATCGGCGAAGGATACGCTCCTGATTCGGACGCATATTTTGAGCATGTTGAGCGTCGTTTAGGGCTTCGCAAGGAGCCTGCACCCCAAGAAATCCCGCAAGAGGAGGTCATATCCGTGGCGGCAGCACCAGTTCAAAAGCGCACAAGCGCCCCGCCAGTGGCTCCAACGAGCCGTGTGGCGTCCAACTCGTCCGGTCGGCCAAATGTGGTTCGCCTGACTGCGGAGCAGAAAGAAATGGCGTCAATGATGGGCATGTCGCCGGAAGATTACGCCAAGAACATGGTCGCGTTGAAGCGCGAAGGCAAATTAAACTAAGGATTTTGACATGGTTGAGAAGTATGAAGTTGAAAAGGGCGCTCGCAAGACCGCTCCGGTTGATATGAAGGCCGATGATCCCCGTAGCCGCGCAGAACGCCGTGCGGCAGAGATTAAAGCTAACCGTGGCGACGTTGATCTGGACAGCATTGACGAGTTTTACATTGACCCAAGCATCATTCCCGATGGTTGGTCATATGAATGGAAGCGTCATACGCTCTTGGGCCGCGAAGACCCATCCTATCAGGTTTCATTGGCTCGCGCGGGTTGGGAAGCAGTCCCCGCAAACCGCCATCCAGAGATGATGCCGCTGAACAGTAAAGCGGCAATCATTGAGCGCAAAGGCATGATTCTAATGGAGCGTCCACAATCATTGACAAATGAGGCGCGTGATGTAGAATTGAGGCGAGCAAGGATGCAAGTTCGTGCAAAAGAGCAACAACTTGCCTCTACGCCTGACGGGACGATGACGCGCGATCATGCGCGTGTTCGGCCTAATGTGAAGAAGTCGTTTGAGCCTATGCCAGTCCCTGAAGACTGAGGCACGATTTCTAAGCCCGCCCTCGGGGAGGCGGGTTCACAATTTGTCTAGGTTGGCGGTGCTGGGCGCATAGCAACCTTCTCGTAAAATGGAGAGCAACCGTCATGGCGAATACTTACGCGCCTTTCGGATTCCAGCAGGCGAGTGGTAACGGCTCTGCACCGACCTACGAACAGGTCACGGGCCTTATTGCTTCCGGCTACACAACGCCGATTTACTTTGGCGATCCGGTATATTTCAACCAATCAGGCACTGGCTACCTTGAAGGTTCAAGCATTACCCCCGGCACACAGACGACGGGTATTGCAGGCATTTTCGTAGGTTGCACCTATCTTTCAACGTCGCAGAAGCGCACCGTCTGGTCACTTTACTGGCCCGGTTCGGACGCTAACGGCGATGTGACGGCCTACTATGTGAACGATCCGAATGCGAAATTCCGCGTTCAGGTTGGTCCTTCGGCGGCTGGTCCGATCACGCAAGCCGATATCGGTGCAAACGTTCAGTTTGCATACGGAACGGGTAACGCGGCTTCGGGCATCTCGGGTGCATACATCGCCGCAGTCGGCACAGCTACAACGACAACCCTTCCCTTCCGCATTGTATCGCTTGTCACGGCACCTCCGGGCGCTAACGGCACCGATGCAGCATCTGCCAACAACATTGTGATCGTCGCGTTCAACAACGTCGGCACTCGCAACCTGTCCGGCATCTAAGAGGAGTAGACTTCAATGGCTGTTAATCTCTCAGCAATTAAAGA